CCGGCGTCGAGCAGTTCGGTGAGCGCGGTGATCGCCTCGTCGATTCGCTCGCGCGCCGGACGGTTCGATGGGTCGGCAGCGAGGTCGTTGATCCGCTCGATGGCCGCCGAGAGCTGGCGCAGGCGCGCTTTCTCCGCGATGATCCGAGCGTAGCCGCGCGCATTCGATCCGCCAGGAGTTTGGTTCGCCAGTTCGGCAAGGTACGCGATCCCGCCAACGGCCTCGGCGTGTCCTGCCGCGGTCAGGTGCTCGAACACGGTGATCACGTCGGCCTCGCCGCCAGCGGAGACGATTTTTTCGATCGCGCGCCAGATGAGCCGATGCTCATGCCGGTACAGGTCGCGTTCGGTCACGAGGTCGGCAACGGAATCCCACGTGGCCGCGCCGGTGAGCAGGATCGCGCCGATGAGCGACTGTTCGGCCTCGATCGCCTGGTGCAGGAGGTTAGCCATGGGCCACCTCCAGCTCGCGGACGAGCATCTTGCCTTTGCTGGTCAGCGCCAGGCCGCCATCCGATGCCACGCACCACAGGCCGTACCAGTTCTCACGCACGGCGTTGAGGAAAACGTGCCTCCAATCGCGGTAGCGCTTCCTCTGGTACTGCGGGTCGTGCAGGTAGCGGTCGGTGAATTTCTCCCATGCCATTGCCACCCAGTCGGCAGGAATCCCAACGCGATCGCAGTACTCCCAAAGCGGCTGGTAGTCGCGAACGGGCCTCTCCCCCTTGGCCGTGATCACGTCGAGCCACTGCCGGAACGTGGATTCGTTGCGTTGCGTTTTCGGTTTTGCAGGAGGCGCAGAGGGGGCCGGCTCGCGCAGCGAGACGGTATCGGCGTCTGGGTCGGGTGGCGGCGTTTTTTCGCGCGCGACTCTCTCTGGTTCTTGGTAGATTCCTTTGGTAGGTTCACATGGTAGATTCCGAGTTCCGTTTTTGGAACTATTCAAAGTTCCGTTTTCGGAACCATTTATCGTTCCGTTTTCGGAACTATTTCGGTCCGTTTTCGGAACTATTCCGTTTTTGGAATCATTCCGTTTTTGGGACTGTTCCTGAGCATCATGGCGAGACCGGACCCCGTTCAGCTTCCACACCACGACCCGCTTTGTTGGGCCCCTGCGCTCACCCGTATCGGAGATGATTCCGGCCGCCTCCAGCCGTCTGAGCGCCGACCAGATCGTCTTCCGGTCGAGTCCGGTATCGTCGACAAGCGTTTGGTATGACGGATAGGCGGTATCGTCCGCGCCACAACGGTCGGCCAATGCCAACAAGATAAGTTTTTCGGACGGGCTCAGCCCTTTCTGTTGCCATGCCCACCTTGTCGCGTCCAAGCTCATATCAACCCCCTTTCCTCTTCCATCTTCCGCACCCGGCGCGGTGACCGGCGCTGGATGAGTTCTGCCATGCGCTGCCAGTGTCGGCGGCGCTCGTCGTCGTTTTTTGCCTTCAGCATCCGGCGCATCTCTGCCCGGATCATGAGTTCGTTGATCAGGTCGCGCATTCGGTCACCCCGCGATGAATTCGTATGCGTGGGAGCGCTGGCTCATTGCCATGAGCTCGGCGCACTGGGCGTCGTCCAGGTCTGCTACGTGCTCCATTGCCGCCAGCGGCCATAGGCGAGCTGGTTGATGCCAGTCGTGCATTCACGCCCCCCGCAGCGATGCGCGTAGTTCGGTCGCCGCCTGCATGAGATCGGCGAGCAGGTCGTCGAGCTCTTTCCGCTCCTGTGAATCGAACCGCCCGTCCTCTGCCGCGAGCGCCCCTGCGCCGAGCACAGATGAGGCCTTGCGCGTGAGCTCGAGGAACAGGCGGATGCTCTCGCTCGCCTGCCGGTGCTCGAACTCCATGTCGACCGGCACCTGCCCCACTAGGCGGCACAGCTCGAACACGCTGCGCTTGGCCTGTGTGCGGGTGATGATCTCAAGCAGCACCCCGAGCGACGGCGGAGAGCTCGCAAGCTGATCGGGGTTGATGGCGTTGGCCAGCGTGAATTTGGTCACGCCGACCCGTTCGGCGACGGCGGTGATGCCGCCGGGGAATCCTTTGCAATCGGCCTGCAGGGCGAGGAAGAATGGGCGGAACTCTTCTTTTGGCGAGCGTGGCATTTTCACGATAACCCTCCGGGTTGTTTGTGCTGTGTTTGGTGCCCCTCGCGTCCCATCATGAAAAAAGTGCGGCGCCGGCGTTGCGCACGGCGCCGCTCAAGGGAGGGAGAGGGGTGTTAAATAATGATGCGGTCATGGCTGTTTTTGAGCTAAGCCGTAAGCGCTTCGTCTTCTTGCGCAGGATAGAGGTCAGGGCGCAGTTCATAGCGCGGCACGCCAGTGACCCGCTCGACGTCAATCACCTTGCGATACGAGATTCGTCCTTGCGTGACCCACTGCTGGACGGCTTGAGGCGTCACGCCCACGGCGCGTGCTAGGGCGGATTGCCCGCCCGCAAGCCGCACAGCCCGTTCGACGGCGGTTTCCATGTGCAAGACCTCAAGAATTTTTACAAGCGCAGCTTAAACAAAATTTTCAGGATAGTCAAGTGATTCTTAAATTGCCGCCTGCAAGAAACCCTTGTATCCTTGGCCTCGCCATGAAAACCGACGTCGGACGCCGAATCGCCGAGCTGCTTGAGCAAAAGTCTCAAGGCAACATGTCTGCGCTTGCTCGCCACGTCGGCGTCTCGCCGCAGGCGGTCTATCAATGGATCGCAGGCGAGACGAGCCCGCGTGGGGCCAATCTCGTCAAGGTGGCCGAATTCTTTGGCGTCTCGCCCGCGTACATTCAGTACGGGGAAGGAACTAAGCCTGCGCCCGCCGACGAGCCTGCGCCTAGCCAGACCCCTTCGCCCAAGTATCTACGTCTAGAGAAGATGGACGTCGAAGCCTCGGCGGGGCATGGTGCAACGGTCAGCTCCGAGCCCGAGATCGTCGATCGCATCGACGTGCTGGCCGAATGGGCGCATCGTCAGCTTGGCCATGCCGCGACTGTGCCCGGTCGCGTTCGGCTCATCACGGCGCGCGGCACCTCGATGTCGCCGACCATCGAAAACGGCGACCTGCTCTTCGTCGATACCGCCGTGCAGCACTACGACGCCGAGGCCATCTACGTCATTGCCCGCCCTTACGTGGGGTTGCAGGTCAAGCGGCTGCAGATGATGGCGGGCGGGAAACTGGCCATCTTGTCGGACAACCAGGCTTATGTCGCCGAGTACCTCTCGCCCGAAGACGCCGAGCAAGTCCGTATCTGCGGCCGGGTGCTGGGCTCATGGACGCTGCGCAAGTTTTGGACCTGAGCCTGATAGCCGGTTTCAAGTCAGACTGAAATTTTTTGCCTTTCTCTTAAAGAATCGCTTGACAACATCCAAGGGCGAGATGTAAGCTACGCTTGTAATCACCGAGCGGAGACTTGCCATGCCCACCACCCCCACCACCACCACCAGCATGATCCCCTGCCTCGTCGAGGTGCGTACCGAGCGCGGGGACTTCCACCGGTACACCGGAGTTTTCCCCAACACATGCGCCGCGCTCGACCACGCGCTCGAAAAATTCGGTGCATGGGTGAAGGTCGGCGTCACGCCGATCGGATATTCGGAGGTGCGGCAATGACCAATTTCCCCTGCGCCGTAGAGCGCGATCTCGCGCGCTATCAGGCGGATATCGACGAGCGCGACCGTTTCGAGATGGCGCTCGAAGAGGCGACGCATGAATTGCTGCGCTCGCCAGAGTACGACTACTGCGACCCGTGGTCGTTTCCAGACCTGTTCGCCGCGGCGCGCGACGCAGATCACCCCGGCATCTCTCGCGCAATGGATGCGCTGCGCCGCGGCGACGGCGCATCGCTGCTGCACCACCTGACGGTGGCGCTCTACGCGACGGCGCGCGATGCCGCCCGTGAGGCGGCAAGAGCGCAGCTCATGCGCGAGCGCATCGAGAAAGATTATGAACACCTCTGAACGCGCCCGCTGGCTCGAGGCTCGCCGCACCGGTATCGGCGGCTCTGACATTGCCGCCATCCTCGGGCTCAGCCCCTGGAAGACGCCGCTCGACGTCTATCTCGAAAAGCGCGGCGAGGCCGAGGACGCCATCTCTGATTCCGACGCCGTCTACTGGGGCAACGTGCTCGAGGCGGTCGTCGCCGACGAGTACGCCAAGCGCACGGGGCGCCGTGTGCAGCGCATCAGGCAGATTATCCGCCACCCGGATCGCTCGTGGGCGATCGGCAACATCGACCGCGCCGTAGTGGTCGATGGCAGCCGCGCCCGGATCGACAGGGCAACCGGCAGGCTGCTAGGTGCCGAAGGGGTGCTCGAATGCAAGACCACGAGCGCCTTTGCCCGCGCCCAGTGGGGCCGGGACGAGGACGACGAGGCGATCCCGCTGCACTACCAAGCCCAGGGCATGTGGTACCTCGCCATCACCGGTCTTCCCTGGTGCGACTTCGCCGCGCTCATCGGCGGACAGCGGTTCGTGATCAAGCGGCTTATGCGCGACGATGAAGTCATCGCTCAAATATTTGAGCGCGCCGAGGACTTCTGGTATCGCCACGTGCTCGCAGGGGTGCCGCCCGAGCCCGCGAACGCCAGAGATGTCGAGCGGCTCTTCCCGGTGGATGACGGCGAGTCGATCGAGGCCGACGCCGAGCTCATCGCGGCCTACCAGGCGGCGCGCGCGGCGCGAGAAGCCATGCGCGAAGCCGAGGCGCACTACGAGGCGGCCTGCGAGCGCATCAAGGCGGCGCTCGGCCCGCATTCGACGCTCACCCTCGATGGCAGGCCAATCGTTACATGGCGCGCGCCAAAGCCCGCGCGCAGGACCGACTGGAAGGCGCTCGCGGCCCAGCTATCCCCAGAGCTTATCGAGCAATTCACCCACGAAATCCCCGGCAGCCGCCGGTTCATCCTGAAGGACCTGTGACCATGACGACGACCCCGCAATCGCTCAAGAGCGCCATGACCGGCGCTTCCACGCAAAAAAGCAACAGCATCGCCGCGCTGCTCAACGACCCCAAGGTCAAATCCCAGATGGCGACGGCGCTACCGAAACACATGACGGCCGATCGGCTCGCGCGCATTGCGCTCACCGAGGTGCGCACCAACAAGGCGCTAGCGCAATGCGACCATCGCTCATTCCTCGGCGCGATCATGCTATGCGCCCAGCTTGGGTTGGAACCCGGCGGCGCGCTTGGACACGTCTATCTCGTGCCGTTTCGCAACAACGAACGAGGATCCATGGACGTCCAGGTGATCATCGGATATCGCGGCATGATCGAGCTCGCGCGCCGCTCGGGGCAGATCCAGAGCATCGAGGCGCGCGCCGTCTATGAGGGCGATGTGTTCGAGGTCGAGCTCGGGCTCAATTCCAACCTGCGCCACGTGCCCGACTTCGACAACCCAAACCGGGTCAATCCGGACAAGCTGCGCTTTGTCTATGCCGTGGCGCACCTCCGAGACGGCGGGGTGCAGTTCGAGGTCATGAGCCGCAAAGAGATCGAAGCGGTGCGCGCCGCGAGCAAATCCGGCAATTCCAACAAGAGCCCATGGGTAACCCATTTCGAGCAGATGGCGCTCAAAACCGTGGTTCGCCGGCTCTTCAAATGGCTGCCCATCTCGATCGAGCTAGCCCGCGCCATCGAGCAGGACACGCGCGCCGAGATGGGTTTGCGCCAGGATAACCCGCTCGAAGACGAGCCGGCCACGTTCGACGCCGAGACGGGCGAGATGATCGATGGATGGGAGCCCCGAGCTGAAGAAACCGCCA